GTGTCGTTCAGCGAGGATGATAAAAACGGCCGTGAAACCGTGTTGAACCTGATGCCCCGCGAGGCGATGTTGATCCCGGTGGAAGTGGCCAAGAAGCAGACCAAAGAGGTAACCACATGGTAAGCCTGCGCGATGTGCAAAAGCTCATTGCCCCCATTCAGCGCCGCCTGCGCCTGCTCGCCGATCGCGCCATCGTGACCATGGTAAACGACAGCCTGCAGCGGCAAAACCTGCAGCTCAAGGTGCTGGCCGATGAAGGGGCCGATGATGTCGAGCGCTTCCAGAATTACGGTCACAGCTCGGTGCCGCCGGCAGGCTCTGAGGCCGTGGTGCTGGGGTTGGGTGGCGCTCGTGCGGGACTGGTGGCCATAGTGGTCGAAGACAAGTCGGTGCGGCCAAAAGACTTGGAGGCCGGGGATAACTGCCTATACCATCTGGAAGGTCACCGCATCATCCTGCGCAAAGACGGTCACATCGACATCGAAGCGAAAACCGTCACTCTCTCCGCCTCTGAGAAGTACACCATCATCTCCCCTGATACAGAAATTCAAGGCCCGCTGCATGCCACCGGCCCCATCACCTCCGACACGGATGTGAAGGTGGGTGACATTTCGCTCAAGGACCACGATCACCAAGAAGGGGTTGGCGCCCCGACATAACGGGGTAGTGATGACCACAGCCATCATTTGGAACAACGAAACCGGCCGGGGCGATATCGATATCACCTCGGCCGGTTTGCGTCAGGATGATGGCCTCGACACCCTGGTACTGCAGGTGCTCTTCACCGATGCCCGAGCCGATGCCTCGGATACGTTGCCCGATGGCAGCGGCGATCTGCGCGGCTGGCCAGGCGACACATTCACCGACCAGCCCTGGGGCAGCAAGCTCTGGCTGCTGGCGCGGGAAAAGCTCACCACCGACGTGCGCAACAAGGCGGTGACCTACGCCCAAACGGCGCTCGATAAGCATTTAAAGCCCGATTACGCCAAGCAGATCACCGTCACCGGCACCATCCCCCAGTTCCAGATGTTGCAGCTCGACATCGCCATCACTCGCCCGGACGGCTCCACCATGTCCATGACTATCAACCAGCGCTGGGAGGCCCAGGCCAATGCCGTATAGCGTCCCCACACTTCGCCAGCTCATCGCCTCAGGCCGGCTCGATCTTGAGGCCAGCCTCGGCACCGTATTGGGCAAGTTCGGCATCGAACTGGCGCTCAACAGTGCGGTATCCGGCGCCCTGCGCGACGTCTATGACCACCAAATCTGGATCGTGCGCCAGATCATCCCCACCACCGAATCTGACGACCAGACCATCATCGACGCCGCAACATATGAAGGGGTGATCCGCAAGCAGGCCACTTATGCCCTCGGCCCTGCCACGCTGACCGGTGATGTGCCTGCTCCGGTCGGTACCGTACTGATGCACAAGGATGGCCGCGAATACGCCGTCACCGCCAGTGATGGCCCAAGCGGTGGCAGCGTGTTGGTCACCGTGCAGGCGGTGGAGGCGGGCGCCGCCGGAAATCTCGCCGCAGGGGAGCCGCTCTCCCTGGTCACACCCGTTCCCGGCTTGCAGTCCAACGGCACCAGCGGCGCTATCAGTGGCGGCGCCGATCTCGAACCCATCACCGAGCTGCTGGAGCGCCTGCTGTTTCGCAAGCGCAATCCGCCGCTCGGCGGGGCCGTGCATGACTATGTGGCCTGGATGCGTGAAGTGGCGGGCGTTACCCGTGCCTGGGCATATGACGCCTGGCACGGCGGCGGCACCGTCGGCATCGCCTGGGTATATGATGACCGGCTCGATATTCTGCCCACCCTGACCGACCAGTCGCAGATGCAGGACCACCTGTTCCGCCACCCAGATCCGGCAACCGGTGTGCTGGTTGGCCGCCCTGGCGGTATCGAGGCCGTTTATACCGGCCTCGTGCTGAAAGCGACCGCCCTGACCATCACCCCCATCCCTGACAATGCCGACACCCGTGCCGCGATAACGACCAACCTGCGTGGGTACGAACGCACCCTTTCCCCTGGGCAGCCACTGCTGCTGTCCAAGGTGCGCACGGCGATCGGCTCGGCCGTCGGGGTGGATAACTACAGCTTGTCGCTGGCGGCAGATGTGCCGGCAGCAACCAGCGAACTCAACGTCATCGGGGCGATCACATGGCCCACGCTGTAGAGCAATGGCAAGAGTCACTGCTGCAACAGATGCCCCGTGGCCGAGTCTGGCCACGGGATCCCGATACCAACCTGCCTAAGTATGTGGCGGGGTTTGCCAAACGCCTGCGGGACCTGGAACTCAGCGCCGACCAGCTGCTGCTGGAGATGCGGCCGGAAACCACAGTGCAGCTCCTGCCGGAGTGGGAAACGTACCTGGGGCTGCCCGAGTGCAACGTGCCCAACCAGACGTTTGAATCCCGCCGCGCCGCAGTGGTTGAGAAATATCACCGCAAGGGCGGCTTGCAGACCTGGCAGATCGAGGCGCTGTGCGCCGCGCTCGGGTTCACAGTCACGGTGCAAGAGATCTGGCCCCACCACGTCCGCCGCGCCGTGAACTACCCACTCTGGCCGATGCGGTATCAATACATCCTGGTTGTGACCGTGACAGGCATCCCGAATGGGCGATTCACAGTGTTGGATAACGTGCTGACCCCCCTCGCATCCGATGCAGCCATCCTGCTCGAATGCACTCTGACCCGCTACAAACTGGCGGGCTTTGCCTACGAATTTATCTATGTGTGAGAGGTGACAAATGGCTTATTGGCCCGATACAGGTACAGGCACCCCAACCGACCCAGGTACCACTGCGGTCATTGATGCGCTTCGTCAATATTTCACTGATGGCGGGGCTGGTGTAGCGCCCTCAGTACCCGGCGCCGAGTGGTTCAACATGATCACCGACGAGGTGCTGGCGGTGCTGGCAGAGGCTGGGATAGCCCCTGACAAGGCATCTCATACCCAGCTGCGTGATGCGATAAAGGCGATCATGGCCAACAAGGCCGCTACCCAGGCGGAGGTCAACGACAGCAACCCGGTCACACAGACGGATAAGTTCATCACCGTAAAAACCCTGTGGGGCTGGGTCAAGCAGGCCAGTGAAACCGTGCAGGGGATGATGAAGGTCGCAACACAGGCAGAGACCAACGCGGGCGCGCTGGATACCGTGGCGGTGACGCCGAAGAAGTTGCGGGCGGGGTTTTCTGTGCTGCTGGCCACAAATGGCTATATTGCGTTCCCGACTTGGCTGAGTGGGTTGATTATCCAATGGGGTAATGCCGTTATGCTGGGCGGGCAGTCATCAGTGACCCTCACCTACCCCATTACATTCCCCAACGCCACGTTGGGGGGCGTAGCAGGACATAATAATGGAGCGACCCCCGTCATTTACCTTGATGGCAATTTTAAATCGTCAAATTCACAATTAACTATCAGAGCCAATACAGCCCCCGTTGGCGGCACTGGGGTTTCTTACATAGCGGTAGGGTATTAAAAAATGCAACAAGTTACATTATTTGCCTCAAAAGAAATCAAGGGGTTTTGCGATCCAGCTATCCACGCCATCATACCAGCGGATGCAGTGGAAATTACTAAAAATGAGCGTGACGAGCTACTCGCCGGGGAGTCAGCCGGACGAGTCATTGGTTGGGATGAGGCCGGCTATCCGTTTCTCGCTGACCCATCACCACCCACCGCCGCCCAAATCACCGCCGCGCTCACCGCCTCCATCCAGGCGCACATGGACTCACAGGCCCGCGCCTGCGGCTATGACGACATCAAATCCGCAGTTACTTATGCCGCCGAACCCGCCGTGTCTCAGTTCCAGGCCGAGGGGTTGGTATTCCGCGAATGGCGTTCACTGTGCTGGGCCCACTGCTATGCCGTACTCGACGCCGTGAACCTGGGCGAGCGGGCCATTACGACAGCAGAGGAATTGATCGCCGAGTTGCCAGCCTTAGTGCTACCAAGCTAACTGCCTACCCAGGCGGTTAAGCTGATATCACACAGTCACCAACCGGCCTGTAAAGCCACAGTAACCAGTCTTTAAATCAGATACACACAAGGGGCCATAAAGGCCCCTTGCTGTTTAAACCCCGTTTTAAATCCCGTCGCCAAGATTGATAAAACCCGGAAATCAGCAGTTATCATTTCCACTGAACCCGTTTATCATTTTTCGCGGCGGGCTACATGACTGCCCTCAATGGCACCACCATAGAGGTGGTGGACACCGACGCCGAGGGGCGCATGGTGCTGGCGGATGCCCTGTCG